TTGATGCATCGAATCACCGTGGCCTTCGACATCGCTGTCGCCTCCGATAAATCCTCCAAGGTCGCCGTAAAGGACATTATCCCGTAAACGTCTAAGAGCCTCAATAGAAATATCTGTTCGCGAAACCTCGCGTTGTTTGTCCAGATTATTTTTTGAATTGGTGTCATTTTCTAAACCCGGCGGCTGAACCGATGGCCTCCCCATTGTCGGATTTGCCGTGCCTCGTACCTTTGTATTGGGCCACGTCCAAATCTCCCCCGTTGCGTCCTGAATGCAAACCCACATCAGATGATGCTCCGCCCCGTAATCAAGAAGCACAATGGCAAGAGCAGGGCCTTTAGGAGTTAAGAGTGGTATTGGCGGCTCTAGTTGCAACATCGTCGTCATCGTCTTCTCCCTTGCGTTCTCGCGGCAAGTTAAGAACGTGAGCCATATAATCATTCGTCACGTTTTTTACTTTCGCAAATGTGGTTTCCAAATCACCCGTATGCAAAACCTCGCGGTTCATCATGCAGATCATCAACATCATCGCAACCGTGTGAAGGATAATTGCATCACTGATGCTCCCGCCAAATCCCGGTTTCTGGAGCATCGCTTGAATTGATTTGTTAATCTCCACTGACAATTCATCAGCCAGAGGAAATGCATGGTCAAAGATATTCATAAGTGGAGATTCTTCAGACATCACTCTTCATCCCTTCTGACAACTGTGCCATCCATTTTTCTTTTGAATTTTGATCTTTTGCCAAACGGTAGCGGTGTCCGCGATTGATGACTTCCACGATGACGCGCTTCGCGCCGTTTCGCCTTTGCAATTCCAACCACGTCCGATACCGTTTTCTCTCTATGACATTTGACATGTGCGACAGCCCAATTTGTTTCGTTATCATCGCCACCCATCGCAAGAGGGATAACGTGTTCAACATCCCATGCTTCTCCGACACTAACCTTCCCTCCGCAGATATGGCATAAGCCTTTGTGATTTTGGAAGATTTGAAGTCGAATCTTGGCACTTAAAGATTTCCGTTTTACGTATCCCATGGCACATCATCATTGAACGCATCTTGTTGTTTCGATTGCGGCGCGGCCTCGCGACGCGGTGGAAATGATGAGCGTTGTTGCGAACGTTCTTGCGTCTCGCCGCCACGTTTGCCGCTGTAATATTTACCATACTGCCCCTGCTTCTCCCAGAACGCGAGATCGTAATCTTTACCATCGATAAAAATCTTGCCACGCAGATCCGGCTCTTTATCGTTTTTCTTACGGTTGTTCAGGAACAATACCGCATCCCCGTCTTTTTTCTCATACGCCATTTTTATCACTCCATATGTCTTTAAATTTAAAACCAACCATCTGCTCTACTTCCAGAATCAAATGCTCCGCACTCAGCCCCGGTATTACTTCATTCACCAATACATCCAATGCACCGTTGAAGAATTTCTTAAACTCAACTTGATCCATGGCGTTGAAGCTGATGGATTGAGGAATCCAACAAACATTTCCGTCATGGAACTCTATATTCTCCACATAACCCAATCTTATTTTTAACCAGAGCAGAAGCTGTTCAGGCCGCCGATAGGTATCGTGGTTCTCTGTAACCTTATGCAACAATGCCCAGAAGAAACGATGTTGTCTTGTGCTTCGTGACCGCGAGACTTGGATTGTTAAGTCCTTGCCTTCCGGAAACTGTTCCATCGCCTCTTCATCTACGGCGGCGCAGGGTTCAAATTTCAACCCCCGCCGACGCATCATTATTGTCTCAGGCATTTTAGAATTCAGTCTCTTTGGCGACAAGCTTCTCCTTATGCGCCTTATAGTCAGCCAATAATTGATTGCGGTGAGCGGGGAGTAATTTACCAATTTCATCTTTATTATCCGCCGCCCAACGCACTAAATCCGCATCATTATCAGCAAGCTTCAGACCCGCCTGAAATACTTTAAGAACTTTCTCGCTGTCTTCAGGTTTCAGGCCCGGTTCCATTTCTTGCTTTGCAACCTTAGCGGCAGGCTTCTTTACCGCCGCAGGTTGTGCGGATTCTGCCGACGCTTGTGCCGCATTGCCATCGTCGTCATCTTCGCCCGCAACCCCGACCATAGCGAACAATGAGTAGCGACGCGCATAGGTCATCGCTGACCCCATTTCTTGCGGCTTGCTGAATCCTGACACTGGATATTCAGATTCAATCCACTGTCCCGACTTATGCAAGATGCGGGTGTTCATTACAATGATGCCATCGCTAACAGCTGTTCCCTGAATGAAGGAAAGGTTATGCTTTGCAAAGGTTTTACGCACCGCGTCCAAACCATCAGCCAAATCAACATAAGATGATTTGAAATGCGGGTTGGTTTTATTTTTAGGCGGGTTCTGCAATTCAGCCTGAGCGTTCGCAAAAGCTGTTGCAAGGTGTTCAATGGATTCGCTCGTTCTCATCTTCTTCGTCCTCTTCGTTTTCTTCACTCATGTCTGAACCCATCATAATCCCAGCGATGTGTAGGTTCATTCCCCAAAGAAAATCCGCCATCATCTCAATGCTCCACAAATCAATTGATTTGAGCATGGCATCGATAACGATAGGATCTTCCTTCATGTTTTGGGCAATTTGTTCTTTTGTGATCGCTTTGCTTTCAATCAGTTTTTCGTATGCATTCCTGATTGTGCTTGCGAAAACATACCGTAACGCCGTTCGATTCTCCATCAAGCTTCGCGGCGCAGGCATACGCATTACTCCCGTGTGAATGCCAGTTTCTTCATCATCCTCATTCATTCTGAAATCCTCAATGCACCGCGCTTGTCGCGTTTGATTTTGATACCGTGTCCCCATGCTTCCATAACGTCGGCCTCAACCAAGCCTTTGAGGGTTGATGCCGCTTCATCGTACAACTTCTTAGCAACGGTGTTCTGCTGATACTGCACCGCCGCATTTGCCCATGCATTGTTGCCCGTCATATCAACACGGCGGACAGCATCTATCGGGGCGGACACTTTGATCGCCACTGGCGGGGTCATGGTCTGAACGCAGTCCCAGAACTTAGTCTCCGCGCCAATAAGAATATCCGCGTAGAGAGCGTCCAGATTGACGTCAAACTTCTCCCACTTATGGTTGCCAAAGAAGACAGACAGGACCGCCTTCTCAACGCCGCAGACCAACATGTTATGCGTCAGTTGCGGATAGTATCGATCAAGGATTTCATCTTCCTTTGCAAAGGCAGAAACGTGCTTGGCTTCGAATACCGTCAGGCCATCGTCAGTAAGGCCATCAAGAGTGCAACCCATAAAAGGCCGACCGTTAGCCAGTCGCTGAACTCCATTGTCCGTGACCTTCCTTCCCGTCTGCTTAGTAAACCATTCTATGTTGAAGGATTCCGTATGTACGCCCATCTGGACCTGAAGAACATCGGACAAATCCTCGTCTTCTTCCTGTCCTGTTTTCACCTTCCAAAGCTTGAGGATCTTTTCCTCATCGCCGGACATGATCGTGTTTGCATCTGATCCGCCCAAAAGCTTTAGGCGGAATTCTTTCTGTTCTTTTGTAAGTGCCATTTTCAACTCCCCGTTGATTCGCTAGGTTTCCCACTAATTAGCATTTCTGTCAACTACTGATTTATTGCTCCCTTCTTTTTTCTGGAAAGGAACAGTAAAAACCTTGTGATGCTTACAGCACCATGACGACCCCTCCTTGACTGGGGCGGCGCAGTAAATCGTGTCCAACCCTCTGACTTCACCTATGATTGCGCGACAATCACCAGAGCGGATTTCCATAAATTTTTTGAGCAAGGACTCTTCATTTGCTTTTGGCGGCGGGTAATGAGTCGGAGGTAATGTCTTCTCTTCCGTGGCTGATAAATCCTGCCAAGAACTTAACTTTTTCCGCCACTGAGCCTTTTTCTTCTTTAATTCCAGTGCTTTGCGGCGAATCTCATTTGCTCGGGTCTTATCTTTCAAGGCTTTCCCCGTAACGTTTGATTTGGGAAATGTAATGCCATTTCTGAAGCAGAGACCAATAATGGAGTTTCGGGTCACATTGTAAAAATGTTTCGCAATCTCTGTCGAAGTTAACCCTTTCGCCACCAATTTGCGAATGGTTTCAATATCTTCGTTTGTCCACTTAAGGTTTGTTCCCATCGTATTTCTCCATATCTTCCCCAAGATGTTGACACTCTTCCACAATCGACTATATGTTGTCAACTTCCAATAACGGAGAAAGTAGGGATGACACATCTGGTTGCCAAGAGGGTGATCAAAAAACTGGGGGGTCCAAGGGCGGTAGCGGGGATGTTAGCCATGTCCACGCAGGCCGTCTACAAATGGATGTGGCCGTTTGACAAAGGCGGGACTGGTGGATTGATCCCCGCTCGTCGCCAGATTGAATTGATGATTGCCGCCCGTCAGCGGGGTATCATGCTGACCAAAGACGATTTTTTCCCAAAGGACGCGCCGGATGCCGACGAAGTATAAGGTTTCGCCCGTCGTTGAGCGTACGATTGACGGTATTGTGTTTGCTTCGAAACGCGAGGCCGCCCGTTATGCGCAATTGAAATTGGCGGAAAAAGCAGGGTTTATCAAGAATTTGGAATTACAGCCCGCCTATCCGGTGCAGATCAACGGTGAGCATTACTGCACCTATACGCCGGATTTTAGGTACATCGAATCGGAGACGGGTAAGCAGATCATCGAAGAGGTCAAATCCACAGGCACAATGCGGGAAGCCGCCTACCGTCTGCGGAAAAAAGCCGCCGAATTGTATTACGGTATTGAAATTACGGTTTTCATCATTGGATGGGACTATATGAAAACCAAGTTGCAAATCCGGAATAAAAGGCCTAAAAAGAAAAAACGGCCCCAGTGACAAGCTGGGACCGTTTGAATGGGAAGCGGGGCAGCAACCCCTAATCCTGAAAGTGCGCTGCGGAAGTTCAGGACTGATGCGTTTATAGTCCAAGGACATCCGCCTTACAAGGGGTAGATGTCATCATGTCTCATATTGCTACAGCTTGGGCTTTTAATCAGGTTGGCGTTTCAAGCACCGCCAAATTGGTCCTGATTTTCTTGGCGGATTACCACAATCACCAAACCAATTTATGCTTTCCTTCGCGAACAACCTTGGCGGAGAAGTGCTGTTGTGATGAGAAAACAATCACCCGCGCAATTCAAGAATTGGCTTTGGCAGGATTAATTTCCTATGAAAGCCGTACGGATAAGGCAGGGCGTAAAACATCAAATACGTACACTTTGAATATAGCCATGGGACAAGATGTCCCTATGGTAGGGGACAATTTGTCCCCACTTGAACCAGTAATAAATAACCTTACAAATACTTCGTATTTGCACGATCCACTTCTTAGCATTTTTGAGAATCAGTCAGAAGAGCCGCCAAAGATTTTGGATAAGGAGAAATCCTTCTGGGACGATTGCAGAGGCGGCCTGATGGCAATGGGCATGGAAGACGGCCACGCCCGCAAGATGATCGGCAGATGGCTCAAACAAACCCGTAACAATCAGGCGGCAGTTTTGGATGCGATCAACGCGGCCCTCGCGATAGGGACGCAAGACCCCGTCCCATACATCATGGCGGTCCTTGGAGAAGGAAGCGCAAACAGCAGAAAGGAAATCGATGACATCTTTGCAGAACTCCGCGAAGGTCACAAAAAACGCCTCGCAGACTGGGAAGCACAAGGAATTATCTCCGCAGAAGCTGACACCGGAGATGGCGGCGGAGATGATTTACGGGTGCTACAACCTGAGCCACCTCCAGAACAAACGCTTGTTCGTGCAAAGCGCCGTCGCGGCCCTCGCAAGGTTCAACCCGTCCGTCCTCCAGAAATTGTGCGACCCAGTGGCGGGTATCTTGGGCAAGTCCAAGTTCGCCCCGACGATAGCGGAATTGGTGCAACTGGCGACAAGCTTTGAAAAAGAAAAGACGAGGAGCAGAAACTTTGTTTAACGAACCATATACCGTGATACGCTACGAAGAAGACGGCGATGATCTATGGGCGGTCATTGAATTGGTTAACGGAGATAGGAAAAGAATCCTGATCCGTGATTGCAACGGAATGAAATTTTAGGAGAAGGTGATGCCCAAGGAGAGATGGTCTAACGCAGATGACTACACTGGCAGTCGATCAAAAGGTAAAAAAATGGGAACGCTTTGGTTTGATGAAAAGACAGCGGAAGGCGATGTAACATTTTTTGATCGATACGACACAGAAATCGATTCTGTGACACGATTGGATATCTTGATTGATTGCATCGGAATGTTGCAAAGAGAATTCAACGTTCAGCGTGAACGGATGCGAAGAGAGATGCGTAAAGAAGTTTTGAATGACAGGGTTTAAGAGCAAACGGATGGGGAGCATGCAAAGACATTGTGATGAAGAAACGATGAACCACATCATTGAGTTGAGAAAACAATTGCATGAAATGGAGCGTCAGCGCGATAATGCGGTTGATCGTTGTATTCAGTTGGATAGTGCAATGTGGGATTTGCGAAAAAAGATCATGTTGATTGATAAAGGGGAAGACAATGAAGAACGAAACTGCTGACGAAGACAAAGACGAGCAATACATCCTTGATGAACTTGCCTACGCAGTAGAGCGTAACACTTGGTTTGAGATTAACGGACGATCATCATCAATTCTGCAATCTATGTTGAAACGCAAAGACGCTGAGAATGAGCGGTTGCGGGAAGCGTTGCAAATCATCAAGACAATTCCAAACAGTGAAGCGGCCTATGGCATCATTCAAACATTTGTAGATGACGCGTTGAAGGAGAAAGAGTGATTGTTTCTAGGTGGGTGCATCAAGGCCCGATGTGCGCGCGCAACGGTATAAAGCACGGAGGTAAGCCCGCCAAAGGATACTGCAATTCCGGACACTTGCAGGTGAGGTTGGCTAGATAGTTGGTGCATCCTCCTAGAAACAACATGAAGGAGAAAGAGTAATGGATGGGGTATTGCTTGCTGATGGATTTGAAGAAGCGTTTATAGGTTTAGGAAGACACGGGCCGCATCGCATGGCGGTTTACGATTATGAAAAATGCGTTTTAATTTTGATGAAAAAAGAGGGTTGGACAGAAGAAGAAGCGATAGAGTGGATGGAATACAATGTCGTTGGTGCGTGGGTTGGAGAACAAACGCCTGTATTTGTGGAGACAACGGTGAGGCTTGAAGATCTTGACGAGTGAATATTATGGAGTTTTCATTTTCATGGCAACGTTTGGTGTGTTAGGATTGTTGCTATTGATTGCAAAAGGAATAGATCACCATGGGAGGATAAAACGTGAAGAGCAAGAATCATCTGAAAGAAATTAAGAATTTACAATCGAAACACTTCGGAGCAAAATACTATCGGCAGGGAGAGAAGCCGAAAGTTACATTGCCAAAATTTTCATGGGAGAAGGATGATGGACGTGATCTCGTTGGCGCAGAAACACGGGATCAGAATAAACTCACAACGGGGTAAACAAAAAACAACGTGTCCGAAATGCAGTAGCAGTAGAACACACGCCAGTGATCCGTGCTTATCCGTGCGGATCGACAATACGGGGATTGGTTGGCGTTGTTTCCATTGTGGCTGGACTGGTGGAGAAATAGCAGATGCTTTCGCAGTTACATCAAACGTGGCTAGAAAAACGCGCGATAAAAATCGACGCGGCAATACATATGGGGATCTACTCCGGCAAGCGAGGGCCGGATGGGCAAGTCGTATCTGATACGAACGGAGATATACTTTGCATTCCGTATACGAAGGACGGAGAAATAGTCGGTC